CCCGGTAATTTTAACCCATAAGTTCTAGCAATATTATAAATTGAAGACCTTTGTTGAGCATATTGTAAAACTGTTTCTTGAATACTTCTGTCAATATGATAATGTAAGTTGTCCGCAACTGCTGCGTTTAAGTCTAAAAACACTGAGAATACCGAAGCGTCATTAAAGTCCTGTATTAATTCAGGGTAGTAAGTTCTTACATAGTTTAATAACTCAGTTCTTATCCCCTGATAATCTCTTGTAGTATATGATATATTACGATTTGCCATACAATATTAAATATTAATGATAACGAAATCACTCGGACCAAAAGTTGTATTACTGGTTGAGTAATCTATTTTTATTTTTGCGGTATATTCTGATGTTCCTTTTCCCGGAAACCTATAAATTGACGATTCACTACTTTCCACCGTTGAGGTACCCATCGCCAAATCAACTTCTTCTTGAGGGTCAGCAGGACTTATGGTGATTTGATTCAATAACAAATTTGGCATAAAAGTCCCAACAGCATCTCGAATATCCGATTCAATAGCATCAAATGTTAATCCATCGAATGGTTCAAACAAAAACTCATAAAGTCTTGTACCAAAAGTTGGTAAGTAATATCTTGAACCTTTTCGAGTTAAGAGTAAGTGAATTAAATCCGCCTTAACTTCTTGTGACTCATATTCAGTAAGTTGTAAATAATCCCCTTTAATTGAATCTCTAAAAGGAAAATTAATACCATATGTTGTTCCGTCTGCCATATCTATAATTATAGTGTTGTAGTTATTTCTTATAAATACCTAAAAATAAAAAATCCCGACGTTGCCGGGATTAATATAATTATTGGTATTTTATTATGAACTACATCCAAAACATTCAAATTCTGAGTCCGTTGGTTTTGTTTCAGTAACACTAACTTTTGGTTTCTCTTGTTTAATTATTGATTGATTTACTTTTGAAATATCCACCGCTAAGTGTTTTGCTCCGGTTGAGATTGCTTTAGTTCTAACATAATAACAAAGAGTTTTTAATCCTTTACCCCATGAATGGAAGTGTGATGATGAAATTTTTGATAATGTTGGTTCTGACATATAAATATTCATTGATTGTGATTGGTCAATAAATGGTGCTCTGTCAGCCGCCATATTGATAAGTTCTCTTTGAGATATCTCCCAAATTGTTTTGTATTTTGGTATTAAATGTTCAATCCTTTTAACTTTTTTATTGTAATTCTTATCTTCAATATCTAAATAATGATTAAAGTTAATATTTTGAATTGAACCTTCGTTCATGATAATTTCATTTTTTAAATCCTCACACCAAACCCCTAACTTTTCAAAATCGTTAATTAAGTATTTATTAACGATTAAAATTTCACCTCCAACTACGCGACGATTAAATAACGCTGAGTGAGCCGGTTCAGTCATTTCAAATGAACCTGTGATTTTAGCTGAAGACGCCACCGGCATCTGAGCGGTGAATAACGAATTACAAACACCATATTTAAAAACATTATCTTTTAATCCATTCCAATCCCAACGACCCGATAAATCATTCTCATTTATTCCCCACATATCAAATTGGAATATTCCTTGTGACATTGGAGAACCATTAAAGAATTCATAAGGTTTAAATAAACCTTCTCTACATAAAGAATTACTTTCAGCAATTGCAGCAAAATAGATAGTCTCAAAAATATCTTTATTAAGTTTTTTTGCCTCCTGAGATGTGAAAAGGTAATCCATTAAAAAGAATACATCCGCAAGACCTTGTGTTCCAATAGCAATTGCTCTTTGTTCTAATCCACCTTTTTTTCCTTGTTCAGTTGAATAACTATTAATATTAACAACTTTATTAAGTGCTTTAACTACTTTTTTAACTTCACTATAAAGTAAGTTAAAATCAAATTCACCTTTAATAATAAAATTCTTTAACACCATAGATGATAATGTACAAATTGCTGTAGTTGTCTCATCGGTATATTGGTAAATCTCATTACATAAGTTAGATTGTTTAATTACCCCAATGTTTTGATGGTTTGTCTTTCTGTTGGCACTATCTTTAGAACATAAATAAGGAACTCCTGTTTCAACTTGAGATTCAATAATCTTATTCCAAATTGTTTGAGCCTTAACTTTCTTACCTAAACCAAGTTCAACCGCTTTATTGTAATTTGATTCATACTCATCACCATAAGCTTCTTGTAATGGTTTAATACCTGCTTTAATAATATCGTTAGGACAAAACAAATACCAATCACTATTGTTCTTAACGGCATTCATAAAGTTGTCCGGTAACCAAATTGAGGTAAATAAATCTTTTGCTCTCAATTCCTCAGCACCTGTGTTCTTTTTGATTTCAAGTAAGTCAATAATGTCTTTATGCCACGGTTCTATGTAGATGGCAGCACTACCCGGTCTTCTACCTTGTTGATTAAAAAATCTTAACCCTTCATTAACAATTTTTAGATATTTTAATAAACCACCAGCAAATCCACCTGATGAATTAATACGACTCTCTTTACTACGAATGTTAGACATACATAATCCAATACCTGCAGCGTCCGATGAATAAGTTGAAATATCGTTGAATGTTTGTAATAAACCTTCTCTTGAATCTCCATTATTATACTTCAACACACATGATGCTAGTTGAGGTGTTTTAGTACCCGCATTAATCATGATTGGAGTTGCCGGAGAGATAAGTTGGTTTGATAGTGAATTGTAATACTCAACCGCTTCTTCAAATGAATTAGTAACCCATAGAGCAACTCTCATGTACATATGTTGAGGTCTTTCAATTACTCTACCTTCAGGATTTTTCAACAAATACATTTCCTGTAATGATTTCCAAGCAAAATAATCAAAATTGTAATCATTGTCATGATTTATTATTGCATCAATATTTTCAGGACCATATAGTTCAATAGTTTCCATTAACTTATCATTAATGATTCTATCAACATATAAGGTACTCATTGTGTTACAGAAACTTTCATCAGTCTCTTTGTGATACGCAGAAATAGCAACAGACGATGCTAATCTTGAGTAATCATGATGACTACCAGTGTAAGATGCAGCAATCTCATAAACTAATTTATCTAACTCTTTAGTTGTAATAAATCCTTCAGTTGGAACCGAGGTTATTACTTTGATGAAAATTTCATCTGAATTAACATTTAACCCTTTTGCCGCTCGTTTAACCCTATTATAAATTTTTTGAGGGTTAAATGAAACTTCATCTCCCCCTCTTTTTTTAATCTTTAATGACATCATATATTTTTAATTAGAAATCTTCTGTGAATGATAACGACTCACCTAATTTAGCCTTTTGGTACTCCATAGTTCTTGATTCAAAAAAGTTACCCTTTGTTTCAACAGCAATTTGTTCCATAAATTTAAATGGTTGGTCAACATTAAATTGTTTTTTACATCCAAATTTAACCAATAACCCATCAGTTACAAATTCCAAATATTGTTTCATCAAATTTGAATTCATACCGATTAAAGATACAGGTAATGATTCTGTAATAAACTCTTTTTCAATCTCTAATGCCGATAATAATATTTCTTTAATTCTTTTCTCACTTGGTTTGTTTTCAACGTGATTGTTAATTAAATGTATTGCGAAATCACAGTGTAAGTTTTCATCTTTAAAGATAAGACTGTTAGCATTACATAATCCTTGCATGATTCCTCTTGATTTCATCCAAAAGATAGAACAGAATGAACCGGAAAAGAATATACCCTCAACCGCGGCGAACGCGACTAATCTTTCTTGGAACGATGCGTTCTCAATCCAATCAAGAGCCCATTTAGCCTTCTTTTGAACCGCAGGTAATCTATCAATCGCATGGAAACATTCATCTTTTTCTTTATCATCAGATACATAAGTATCAATAAGTAATGAGTACATTAATGAGTGAATGTTCTCCATCATGATTTGGAATCCATAAAAGAATTTAGCTTCAGCATATTGAACTTCTTTAAGGAAGTTCTCCGCCAGATTTTCATTTACAATACCATCAGACGCAGCAAAGAATGCTAATATATTTTTAAGAAAATACCTTTCATTATCTGATAGGTTCTCCCAATCTCTAATATCGTTGGATAAATCAACTTCCTCGGCTGTCCAAAACGCGGCTTGATGTTGTTTATAAAATTCCCATATGTCATTATGTTCAATCGGGAAAATGACAAATCTGTCATTGTTTGGTTCTAAAATTTTTTCTTTCATTTTTTTTTTTAATTATTTTGTTGTTGTTCTCTTTGTTTTCTCTTCTCTAATAATTCTTTAACTCTATCTCTTTTTCGGTCTTCTTGTTGTTCTTCAAACCCTAAAAACGTAACTGAACTCTCAGTATCAATTTCAAGTAATTCATTATTGAATTTACAATTTTCAAAGACAACCCCATCTTTTCCAAGACGAGATTTTGTAATAGCGATAGTTGCCAAATTCATTTCTTTTTGTGTTAATGTTTTTGCCACGGAAATAATGACATGCCCAACCTGAGCCTTTTTAATTGACCCACCCATCTGGTCAGTTGTCACTACTTCAGCAGATATTGAAGACCTATTACCTTGTGTTGCCGTCCATCCAACTAAATCAAGTTCATGACACATCGCCTCAAATCCTCTCATTACCGAACCTTCAGCCTTCCATTCATCTCTACTACTTGATTCCGGTAAGATACAATCAATGTAATCAACTAATACCAAATCAATTTTAATTCCGTCCGCAATCATTTTTCTAACTTGACCTTTGATTTGATTCATTGTCATCGTATCTGATGCCATTTTTTTCAATATCAATCGATTTTGCATTGTTTCTTTAATCTCTGTGATTTTAGACATTACATCTTCTTTGTGTAAAACTAAATTATCAGGTTCAATACCTGTCCACATCGTAAAGTGTTTTCTTTGAATAATTTTTGGGTTGTCTTCAAAGAATATTTGTAAAACATTGTACCCTAAATTAAATGCGGTGTTCGCAATTTTAGAAAGAATAGTGGTTTTTCCAACACCGGTTGGAGCAAGTATTACACCAATCTCCCCTTTAGCTAAACCACCTTTTAATAGTTTATCAATCCCCGGAATCCCCATTGGTATTGGATGACGATAGTCTTCGTCTAAAACAGTATCCAAGTTTTCAAATATGTCTGTTTGACCTTTATCAATTTCACCAACTTGTAATGCATCCCTCATTAATCCTTCAACTTTGTCATATGATTCAAAGTCCCCCTGAGTAATAATTTTCTGAGCTTTGTCCATTGCCTTTTGAAGTTCTTGTTGTTTACAAAACTTCAAAGCCTTTTCCTGAACAAACATTGTTCCTTCAATTGGAGCGTCCTGAATTTGTTTAATTGTGTCTAAAACAATCTTAGCGACCATTTCTTGTGAGATTTCGGACCTAACTATTTGTCCTAATGTATCAAAATTTGGAGTAGATTCATATTTTTTATAATATTCTTTTGTCATCTGTAAAATGATTTTAAAATACTTGTTATCAAAATATACAGACTCTATAACATCCATTATAGATGATGAAAAATCTTTATCCACTATTATCTGATTTAGTAATTGTATTTGAAATGTGTTGCCTAAGTAATCGAAATTTTTATTCATAAATTGTTTTAAAGTTATCCTTGTATTATTAAATACTTACTTAGCCAAGTCAAGTTCCAAATAATTGTAACTTAATTTTTTGTCTGAAAAAATGTCAGTTAATCCTCGAAGAGTTTCCTTCAAGAAAGGTCTTACATCGACAGTATAACGAACTTTTGGTGGATAAAATTTTCCATCAAAAATTCTATGACAAATTGTCTGTTCTCCTAATTTAATATAAATGTTAAATACTTCAGGTCCATCAGTGAACGATGTGTCCATAATTGTGGGGTCATGCATAATTGAATCTTGGTTATCCATCATATATGCCAATGTTTTCATTTTCAAGTATTCTTGCATTTCTTCTTTGAATTCCGCAATGAACTCATATAATTCAATCGAATTCTTCGCCTTTGAGTTATACCCTCTTACATTGAAGAATCTTTGAACTACGATATTATCGTTTAATGACAATAAGAATTCCATCTTAGTACTTTCTTGTTCTCTCATAATTTTAGTTTTTGTTTGTGTTTCTTTTTTCTTTTCTCGTTAATTTCATAAATGGTCTTAGGAAATTAACCCAAGCCTCATCATTTTTTGGAAGATATTTAAAGAGACCATCTTCCATCATAAGTCTCATTAGATTTTTATATCCCCTATCGGTGGGGTCAATCGTATCGGTAATAATTTGGTTTACTAATTCTTTTGCATTTTCTGTAATTAAAGGGTTAGATAAATCGACTATTTTTTTGTTTGTTAAGTAAAACTCTTCACCAAGTATACCATTTTTTGTTTTACCAATCAAAATATTTTCTAATACTTTTGATTTTTTTACTTGCGTGAGAATCCCGGCATTAACTCGTATTTCGTCCATAGTGCATGGTTTAACCAGCATATCAGGGAATAATTTAACTAAAGTTTTTTCACCTAAACCTTCAATACCATTAATATTATCAGAATTATCTCCTGTAAGAATCTTACAAGTTAAGACATTATAGTGTGGGATTTGAACTTTATTGATGGTAATCATATCACCCTGTTTAAAGTACTGTTTTAAGTTTGGTGAGTAAACGGATACTTTATCCGAGATAAGTTGTGTAAGGTCTTTATCTGATGAAAAAATGGTAATCTCTTCATCAATCGACATTTGACAATAATGAGCAATTAAATCATCGGCCTCATTATAACTCATCTCAACTTGTCTAACAAATACTTCTTCAAGATATTCTTTAATACGAGCGTTTTGAGTTAGATATGATTCAAGTTTATACTCATTCATATCTTGTTTTCTATTTCCTTTGTATTGTGGATAAAGTTCTTTCCGGGTGGATGAACTATGTTCGGCATCCCAAAATACAACTACCTTATCATAGTTATGTTCTTCAAGGAATTTTCGAATGGTATTGATAAAGTGGTAAATTGCCCCTAAGTGACTTCCGTCACTGTAGAGGTCTTTTACTCCGTGGAATCCAATCTTCATTAAGTTGGACCCGTCAATTAATAATGTTTTAATCACATTGGTGATTTAAAGGTGAATAATATCTAATCTTCTTTTTCTTCTTTTAGGTCAAAGTCACCGTCAGTTCCGATGATATCTTTCCAATATTCTGCATATTCTTTTTTATATTTTTCAATATTTGTTTTTTCCTCCGCACTGTCTTTACCTGCAATGAATCCGTGAGGTGTAACGATAATCTTTCCATCGTCATATCCAAGTCCATTAATGTGATTTTTCATGACAGATACTTTAGTCCTTGATGCAAATTTAATTGTTCGTTTATCTTTAGTCGCGGTTATTTTAGTAGTACCCGCACCTTTTTGATTTCCAAACAAATAAACTAATGATGAGTTTAACCAAATCGCCTCTCCACCTTTAGCCTTAATTTTAGGTTGACCGAAAGGATTATCCGGTAACTCCACCCATGGTTGGTTTACAATGATTAAAGTATTTTCATATTTAGAGTCTGATTTACGAGACCCTGAAATTCTCTGATTAATACCCATACCAATTTTATCAGCTAGTGCGGACGCATTATGTTGCTTACCACCCTTACCTTCATAAGTCATTTTACAAGGTACAGAACCAACTGAATCCCACATAAAACATAAACTGTAATCTAAATTACCTTTCTCTTGTTCGTCCAATAAATTATTGATATAGTCCGTGATTTGTTCAATATAATTAAAATTATTATTGAATATATAAAAACCATCCCAATCTAACTCTCCTGTCTGTTCATCAACCACCTCTTCACAATCAAACCCCATTAACTTAGCGTGTTCGAACGACCATTTCTGTTCTGTTATAATAAACACGGGAAGAATACCTTTCTTTTGAGCATCAACAGCAGTTTTCACAAGCGCAGTTGTTTTGCCCGTATCAGAGTGTCCTAAAAACATATTAATATGTCCAATAGCAGGCCCCGGTAAACCAACCGCATCCAAGAAGTCCGGACCTAAGTCAAAAAATCTTTGTGGTTTATATTTTGCCGATACAGAGAATTTATCTTTAATTGATTTAAAATCGTTTTTCTTAATCGCCATTTTCTATTTTTTTAATGTGTGGTAATTTGTTTGTTTTATTTCTATTGTATTTTGAAGGGTCCTCTTCATATAGTACATCAATCTCTTCTTCATGAAAAGTAATTATCCGACTACTAATTACACCCTCTTCATTGGTCTCCTCGTCTAACATCCCAAATAAAACGCTATCACCAATTTGTTTACTCCTACCTGAAAAGTAAGTTTTATCTTTTAGTTGACTTAAAATTTCATAAGACAACATTTTATTGTCCCTCAATTGTAAATCAATTTCTTCTTTAAATGTCATATAATAATATTATTAATACTTGGACAATAAGTATGTCTTACTGTCCAAGTTTTATTATTTTATTTTAGAATGGAAGCTCTTCATCAGGTAAATCATTCATTTGTGGGTCAATAGGAGTTTCATTTGATTTAGCCCCTCCGAAAGACTCTGTACCAACTGAATCACTTTCGTAAGAATATCCACCTTTATCTGAATCCCATCTTGGAGTTTCCCCGCGAGCAATCGCTTCAAGGTATTCAACAGGTTTTTTAGAGTAAACGTCTAACCAAGTTAATTCATCATTAATCCAAGCATCTAATTGTGCTTGGTCCGTATGTACAGGACCTTTATCTTCATACATGATTGTAGAAACACTCGTGTATTCTTTTCCTTTTGGAGTTTTAGCCTTTGTTAATTCAATGATTAAATCTCTACCCTCTTTAGGGAGGGTAATATCACCTTTATTTCTCCAAATTGGAATGATTTTATCTAAGATACCATCATTTTTGTAGTTATGTTTGAATCTCCAAAATTTAACTCCGTGGTCCTCATTATCTCTATCGATAACTTTTACGATATAGAATTTACGAGAACGATACTGAGCAGCTAATTGTTTGTCGGATTCTTTTCCGGTTGAGATTAACTCTTCGTAAACCTCATTTAAAGGTGAACGCTCGTTATCATTTTTTCCCGGGTCGTAGAATTTTTGCCATTGTCCT